AGAGCAAGATGTAGACAATAGTGTTATTTCACCATTCCAAACAATTAGACAAGCCCCATATATGTTAGAGCCTTATTATTCTTCTATTGAAGATTTAAAAGAAGACCCTGTTGATGTATATATATCTTCTTCTTGGTTTGATGGACACTATGTATGGACTAATATTGTTGATCCTGCATTTGAAGATATGTTAAAAGATAAGAACGTCTGTGTTCTTGCATTTGATGAAAGTATTACATTAAAACATAATATAAGAACACAAAAGCAAATGCAGTTAGAAAAAAAGAAACAAGATCCAATAACATTTTCTATTGAATTTCTAAATCTCAGACCAAAACAAAATGCATTATCATATTTTACATATAAAATGCTAACAGATCGTCAAGTTTCTAAATATGTTTTTTATCCACGAACAACTATTGATTTTAAAATTAATAAGAAAAATAAATATGCTATACCAAAATTGGACAATGAAATCCGTGTTATTTCTAATGATATTGCTTTTGTAGCAGGTAATCAAAATGATAACTCTGTTTATTCATGTATTCGTGGTATACCAGAAACAATTACTTATAATACAGAAACTGATTCAATAGAAATAAAACAGGGATATAGGAGATCGTACCCATTTATTGAATCTAATCAAATGGGAGACACCACCTTACAGGCTATTAGAATTCGTCAGCTATACGAAGATTTTAATGGAGATTATATTGTAATCGATGCACGCAATGGTGGTTTACAAGTTGTGTATGCTCTTGAAAAGGTTTTATATGATGAAGAACGTGGGGTTGAATATCCTCCATTAAAAGTTATGAATAATGAAGAATATGCAAAAGTATGTCAAGATAGAAACGCAAAAGAATGTATTTATGTTATAAATGCAACTCAAAATTTGAATAGTGATATTGCTGTTGCTTTTAGAAAAAATCTTCTTGAAAAAAAAATAGATTTTTTGGTAAATTATAATACTGCAAAAGAAGAAATTTTACAAAACAATAAAGATTATATTGAAGAAATTGATGTTGAAAAACAAGTTGAATTTGAAAGACCATTTCTTGAAACACAGGCAATGATTAGTGAATGCGCAGAACTTCAATATGAAAAAATGCCGCAGACAGGCATAATAAAAATTCAAGAAAAAGGAAAAAACAGAAAAGACAGATACACAAGCTGTTCTTATGGTTCATATTTTATTGATCAATTAGAATTAGATATGCTTGGTTCATCATCAGATTACGATTATGCGGTTTTAGTAAATTAAATCAAAAAGGAGGCGCATATGACTGAAGAAATAAAATGCCGGAGGGGTCGTCCTCCCAAAAATAACCCCTCTACTGCCCCGCCTATTATAGAAACAAACAATGCATCACAGCAAAATAATTTTGCCGATTATGAATTTAATTCTTATTCCTGTCAGCATTTGTTTGAATCTATCTTTAACTGCGGTGTTTATGATTATTTTACCAAAGAAGAAATTGACTCTGTTCTAAGAAATCCAATTAGGAATCACGAAACAGCTATCCGTTTATCTGAGTTTGTCTACGGAAAAAATGGTATTGTCAGTAATTCCATAGATTATATGACTGCGCTTCTAACGCTTGACAGAATTATTACTTGCAAGAATAAAACAAATAAAGCCAATACTTGTAAAGATTTAATGAAGTCTACTTTAAGCATCATTGATGATAAAGCTTTTATCAGAGATGCGTTATTTACACAAATGTTAGATGGTATTGCTTTTTATTATTTTGAAACAACAGAAAAGTCAATGGACAGAAATAAATTTATGACCGACTACGATGTTGAAAATATTGTAGAAATCAATGATTTTGGTTTAAACGCTTCTATCCTTACGTTGCCTTGGCAGTATACGAAAATTGTAGGGAAGAAAAACGGACGTTTTGTTCTTGCTTTTAATTTGCGTTATTTTGATGAATTTACAGGTGAGGATTTAAACCGGAAACTGCGCAAATATCCCAAAGAAATTGTGGATGGATACCACCAAAGGAAAAAACAAACTGTATCTGGTGACTGGCTTGTTTTAAATCCTGACAGAACCATGTGCCGAAAAATTAAGTGTAAAAACGTTGAAGCTTGGGGACGTAGTTTGATTATTTCCGCACTGTCTGATGTACTTTATAAAGATTATTTTATAGACACCAAACGACACGTTCTTGATGAAGTAAACAATCGTATTGTTTACGAAGTTTATCCTGAAAACAAACAAGGCACTGGCTCTACTCTTACCAAAACACAGCAGGAAAACCAACATAATATTGTTAAGCAGGCTGTGCTTTGCAAAAATAATCGTGGCGGATTAAGTTTTATGTCTTTAGCCGCTGGCACAAAATTATATACGTTGGACGTGTCTACTGATATTTTTGATGATAAAAATGAATCCGATTTAAACAATGATATTGCTGTTGATTTAGGTATCTGTGCTTCATTGATTGGCGCAATGTCAACAGGTACATTCGCAGGCGGGGTTCAAAACTTGGAAATGATTACGGCACAGCTTTATACTTGGGTCTGTGAATGGAAAAATGAATTAGTTCATGTAATCAATCAAAATATTATTAAAGATCAAAAGAATAAAATTGATATATACTACTTCCCAACTTCATTTGTAAACAGAAAAGAATTTTTTGAAATGATGAAGACTCTTTATTCGGAGGCAAGTGGTTCTATGACATTTTTAGTTGCAAGCACAGGTGTTGATGTTGATACCTATTTTGATGTACTGGATTCAGAAATTGATGCTGGTATCTATGAAAAATATTTCCCGCATCAAACAAGTTATACAGTGTCAAAAGATAATAATGATGGTGGCAGACCCAAAACTGATAACCCAACAGAAAATACACTTAAATCACAGATGAACAATGGGAATACCGTTCCAAGTCCAAGTGATAAATAATTCAATAAATAATAATTTTATAAATTATGCAATAAGAAGAACCTAAATTTTTGAAGTTCTTTTTATTTTATACAAATCTACAAAATGAACAGCCGTATCTGCCTAAATATGTAATTCAGACAGGTAAATCAGACTGTTAAGGAGGTGTTATGTTAGGAAATATCCTAGAAATTTCTAAACGTGCTTCAAAAGGTGGACGTGTGCCTATCAAAATCGCTCTTTTAAAAATTCATAAAGATGTAAATGAAACAAACAAAAACGGACTTCACTGGAAAGAAGAATATGTTTTAAATGCAATAGACAGCGTAAAGTTTATGCCCATCTGCGCTTCTTTTTGTGATGAAACCAAATCCACTCCACTGGATCATGGTATGACTGGCGAAGAAATTGACAGTGACGGCGTTCATGAACCGCTGTTTGAAAATTCTGAAACTGTTGGGTGCTTTGAAAATGCCAGTATTGAAAATGTAACCGTTAATGGAAATGAAATAAGAGCACTTGTTGCAAACGGATTTTTATACAACCAACGCTATCCCGCATTTGTTAAGTGGGTCAGGGCAAATTATGCGCAAGGAACCGTTGATACATCTATTGAATTAATGGGATTGGATACAAACGACAATAAAATTGTATACGAAGAAGACAATCCTACTGATGAATTTCGCACACCTAAAGAATTTGTATTTTCCGGAAGCTGTATCTTGTCAGTACAGCCGGCGGATGCAGATGCCATTGTATTAGAAATTGCACAAAAACAAAGCCAAAAGGAGGATAAAACTTTGGATGAAAACAAACTAAAAGAATTAATTCAGTCTGCTGTTTCCGAAATCAGCAGCAAAAATGATGAACTGAACACAAAAATCGCAGAATTAAATACTGCAATCAGCGATAAGGAAGCTATTATTGCTGAAAAGGATGGAAAAATCGTTGAATTAAATGCGTCTATCCAGCAGCTTCAAGACGCCCTGACAAAGTTAAAACAAGAGCATGACACTTACTGGGCAGAAAGGGAGCTTCTTGAAAAGGAGCTTGTAAAGGCAAAAGTTGCAGAGAAACTAAGCGAATTAGATTCTGCGCTTAGTGAATTTAACGAAGATGAAAAAGCATCCGCAAGTGATGACATTAAGAAATTAAAAGAAAATATTAATTCCTGTGAAAAGAAAGATGATTTGAAATCTGTTTCGGCTGAAATTAATTCTATCCGTTCAAAAATCTGTATGGATATTGTCGCAAAACAAAAAAAAGCAGAACAGGAATCGAAAACCGCAGAACAAAACTCTGCAAGGGAACAAAAAAATAATGAAGTTATTGACATCTTTTCTGAAATGTGTTCAGACACACAGGATGATGATGAAGATGTAAATATATTTTAATATTGAGATTTTGATAATATTGAAACTATTTTAAGAACTCAGCTTATTGCATGAGTTCATTTTTATTTTTATGGAGGAAAACAAATGTTTAAGTTTAGAACAATTGGTCAAATCGAGCATGGAGAATATCCATTTGAAGATGCTGTTGTAGAAAAATCCGTTTTAAACGGGGCTTTCGGTGATGTTGCTGATGGAAAATTTACTGCAAATGATTCTGGTAAAAAAGTAATTATGCAGGTAGAAAACGGTGATGATGCAGGGCTGCCGGAGTATAAAATTCCTGCCGGTTCCCATGTGCGCGTTCTTGATCTGACAAAAGTTAAAGGAGAACTTGAAGTTTATGGCTATCCACTGCCAGACACATTTAAGGTTGGTGATACATTGGGTTGTTTTACAATCATTGAAATTATTGGAAACAAAGCTGGTGCTGTAGTAAAAGTAGCTGGTTCAACTTCTTCTGCAAGCACTGCCAAAACATCATAAATAAACAATCACAGGAGGTATATACTTTATGTTTTACATAATTGAATTAAATAATGAAAGAAAAGATGCTGATTTTGCATCAGGAAAGGTAAGTGGTAAATCTGCTGTTGTTGAGATCTTTTCCGCGATGGTTAATGGAAAACAATTGTCACCTTATGGCAAAAAAGCTGATGCCGCCGCAAAGTATATTAAAGAACTCAACTCTAAAGCTTGTTCCGGTGATGTTAATGCGGTTTCCGAATTAAATGAAATCCGGCGTTTTGTAATGCAGCCAATTCTTTTAAAAGAAATCAAACTGCTTGGT